TACTTATAATAAAGGGGGTCGGTATGGATGATGAATCTTGGGATGAGGCAGAATACAACTTTTTTTCAAGTCTATCGGATGAAGACAAGTTGTATTACATATACGATGTATTTACAGAAGAATTTATTGAATTTGAAGATACCTATGTATCATCCGTTGAAATTACAATTACCGATACCCATCTTATTATATCTTGTGAAGAGCCGGATATATCAAAAAAATTAATATCATCATTTATTATGGATGGTATGATATTACAATTTCAAGAAGAAAAACATTCATCGCTTTTTTACAAGATAGTAGGTAATACTGAAAATATGTCAGTAAACTGACAAAGTGTATTATAATACACAATTGGTATGTATTTTGTCCCTTTTATGATACATTAACATTCAAAAGGGTAATATAATACACTTTAATTTGAAAAACAAAATGAGCAAAATAATTGGTATTGATTTAGGAACTACTAACTCGTGTATTTCCGTAATTGAGGGTGGTGAATCCGTGGTGATTGTAAATGGTGAAGGAGCTAGAACAACACCATCGGTAATTTCTTTTGATAAGGGTGAAGTAAAGATTGGGGCGGCTGCTAAACGAGTTGCAGTGACCAATCCTAAAAATACCCTATATTCAGTAAAGCGTTTCATTGGTAAGCGTTATTCTGAATTAAATAAAGACCACCTTAATGTTGGATACGAAGTAAAGAAAGGTCCAAACGACTCTATTCTTATTCAAGCGAACGGAAGAGATTATGTTCCACAGGAGATTTCGGCAATGGTTCTCCAAAACATTCGTAAGTCTGCGGAAGCATATCTTGGTGAAAGTGTTCGTAAGGCGGTAATCACGGTCCCTGCATATTTCAATGATTCCCAACGACAAGCAACCAAAGAAGCCGGTGAAATTGCCGGTTTAGAGGTAATGCGTATCATTAACGAACCAACAGCCGCAGCACTCGCTTATGGTTTGAACAAGAAAGATACTGATATGAAAATCGCAGTATTTGACTTGGGTGGTGGAACTTTTGATATATCAATCCTTGAATTGGGTGATGGTGTATTTGAAGTTCTATCTACAAATGGTGATACACAACTTGGTGGTGACAACTTTGATGAGGCGATTGTAGAGCATATTGTCTCTATGATTAAAACCACCAAAGGAGTTGACTTAACAAGTGATTCAATGGCTATGCAGAGAATCCGTGAAGCTGCTGAAAAAGCTAAAATTGAATTATCATCTACAACATCTACGGATATTAACCTACCATACATTTCAGTAGGTCAAGATGGTCCTATTCATTTTGAAACATCATTGTCTCAATCGGATTTTAATCGTTTAACATTACCACTTGTGGACCGATGTATGAAACCTTGTCAACAAGCCGTTAAGGATGCTGCTGTTTCATTGAGTGATATTGATGAAGTTATTCTTGTAGGTGGTTCAACTCGTATCCCAGCCGTTCAAGACGCCGTTGAAAAGTTCTTTGGTAAAAAACCAAGTAAGGGTGTGAATCCTGATGAGGTTGTTGCTGTTGGAGCTGCTATTCAAGGTGGTGTTCTTGGTGGTGATGTTAAAGATGTTCTTCTTTTGGATGTGACTCCATTGAGTTTGGGTATTGAAACTCTTGGTGGTGTGTTTACGGCTATCATTGATGCAAACACAACCATTCCGGTGAAAAAATCACAAACATTCTCAACCGTATCGGACAATCAACAAGTTTTAGAGGTTCACGTTTTACAAGGTGAACGACCTATGGCGAAAGACAATAGAACTTTGGGTAGGTTCCACTTGGAAGGTATTCCAATGGCTCCTCGTGGGGTTCCACAAGTTGAAGTTACATTTGATATTGATGCTAATGGTATTTTAAATGTGTCCGCAAAAGACTTGGGAACTAAAAAAGAACAAAGAAATCAGATGAAAAAGAAGAATTGGAAAGTCTTATGAGGGACTTGAAATCCGCAGTTGATAGTAAAGATATAGAATTAGTCAAAGATAGTAAAACAAAATTAGAATCTGCGTGGTCAAAAGTCACAACACGAATGTATCAGAACCCGCCAACTCAAACGGGTGATAGTACACAAGACATAGAGTTTGAAGAAGTTACGAACTCGTAATGATTTAACAATTTCTTAATATAGGGGGCTTGGAAAAGTCCCCTATTTTTTTTATCTTTATGTATAAAGAAAAAACTATGACAAATTTAGGTTATTGTTGCATCAATATGACCCTTGGTAAGGACAAGATTACTACCAATCGGTCTATGGTCAAAAAAACATTTCTCAAAGAGGGTATTAGTCGGTCATCCGACCTTGCTGTACAAAACGCAAAAGACTTGGTGGAGATTATCAAGTGGAATCACAAGAATGGTTTCAAACTATTTCGTATGACTTCTGACCTCGTTCCTTGGGCTAGTGAGTTTCATTTGAACGAAATGCCCGACTACGACAAGTTCTCTAATGTCCTCAAGGGTGCAGGTACGCTTGCCAAGACCTATGGACAGCGTATAACATCACATCCCGGCCCATTTAATGTCTTGGTGTCTCCCAACGAGAAAGTCGTTCAGAACACGATTAAAGACCTTTCTATACACGGAGAACACTTTGACCTTATGGGACTGGAACGAACCCCACACAACCTTATTAACATCCATTGTAATGGGGTCTATGGTGATAAACAATCTGCTATGGATAGATTTTGTAAAAACTTTGAATTGCTGCCAGAATCAGTTCAAACACGATTGACTGTTGAGAACGATGATAAGGGAAGTATGTATTCAGTTAAGGACCTTATGTATATCCACGAGCGTGTTGGTATTCCTATTGTCTTTGACTATCACCACCACACATTCAATACCGGTGGTCTTACTGAACAAGAAGCCCTTGAACTTGCTATGTCCACTTGGGGTGATGTTAAACCATTAGTCCACTACTCTGAATCCAAAACATTGGAAGACCCTACTGCTAAACCTCAAGCACACTCTGACTACATCTATTCCGAGATTAATACCTATGGTCATAACCTTGATATTGACATTGAAGCCAAGATGAAAGAGCTGACAGTATTAGACTATATTTCCAAATTTGGTCAACACTCAACAGCGCATAATATGGGGAAAGCTTAATATAATCTGTTATTATTCAAGCACTTTAATATTTATTAACCACAGGGTGCTTAAGCACTTAAGCTTTAAGCGACTTAATAAGTGATTATAAGTATCGCTCCTGAAGTTAATGAAAATAGGTTTTTAGGAAAATATGAAAAATTTTTTTAATAGAAAGAACGGATTTGTTTTACTGATGATTATCAGCACTTTTGCTCTGGCTGGGTCTGCTGCATATTATTCTGTATTTGGATTAAGTTCTCTTTTTGCTGGCGCCAAAACCGTAGTTATTATAATGGCTGGTGCTTTGGAATTTTCTAAACTAATTCTTGCATCATACCTACATAATCATTGGAGTAAAGCTGGTTGGATGAAATGGTATTTAACCTTTGCAGTTGGTATCCTTATGGTAATTACATCAGCTGGTATTTACGGATTCCTAACATCAGCATATCAATCTACTGCTGATAAATTAGGAACTACTGATAAGTTGGTGGAAGTGGTTGAATTGAAAAAGGGAAGGTTTCAAGAGCAATTAACTTACTACAATGATGAGAAATTAAAATTGAATGAATCCATCAACGGACTTCGTGGTGGTTTAGCTAATAATACTCAATCTCGTGTTGATAGAAATGGTAACGTAATTACATCCACATCATCATCACAGCGAAGGTCTTTAGAATCTCAATTAAAAAGCGCAGTAGAACAACGAGAGTCTATCTCAAAAAAGATTGAAGTGTTAACCGATTCTATCACCAAATTAGAATTAAATGTATTGGATTTACAAACCAATAACGAAGTAGCGGCAGAAGTGGGACCTCTCCGTTATATGTCTGAAATTACAGGCAAACCTATGAATGTAATCGTAAACTGGTTTACCCTTTTGATTGTATTTGTATTTGACCCTTTAGCCATTTCAATGGTAATTGCTTTAAATAAATTAACTAAAAAAGAGAATGAAAATGGAAATGAACTTTATTCTATCAACACTAGCAGTAGTGATAACAATAGCAGCGTTGGGATTCCTAACAGCGACACCAATAATGAAGAAGTATTACAATCAGAGTATTCAAGCGGAGAATCAATTGAAACAAACGCAGACCCAATTAAGTCAGAAGATATTCCGATTGAAGAACAAGCTAAAAAAGAAAAAGAAGAAGTAGTATTTGTTCCAACCGATGAAGATGCTGTAAAACAATTATACCGAGAAAACCCACAACCCAATAAACCCTCAACGCCAATTCATACTTATAAAATAACTGGCGCCGATAGGTATAATCGTAATAGATAAATTTGGATAATTCAATTATTTTTCGTATATTTGTATCAATATAAATTATAAATCTATGGATGAACTATATACAACAACTTTAGGCAATACCACTAAAATTGCTTATGAAGAAACCAACGCCGATGGAACCGATATTGATAACCATCGTAAATTTTATCGTGAGTTTGACTATGGTATTGATACCGAAGACAATGTAATCTTTATCCAAGATGAAATCCAAAGCGGACTTACCTTTGATATTGTATCTAAAGTCCGATTGTTGAAAAAAATCAATGGTAATATTGACACGGTAAATATTCTACTGAACTCCGGCGGTGGTGATGTAATTGAAACTCTTGCGTTGATTGATTATATGAAATCACAAAAAGACCAAATCAAGTTTAACATTATTGTTCGTGGTATGGCTATGTCCGCAGCTGCTCTTCTTTTGGCTAATGGGACTGGAACTCGCGCGGCAAGTAAACACTCCAAGATTATGGTTCACCAATTATCTACTATCGTAGTTGGTAAGTTGAGTGATGTTAAATCAAACGCAAAATTTAGTGAAGAGTTGGAAACTGAATGTAATCAATTGATGGCTCAAAGCACTAAAATGGATAAGGACTATTGGCAGAATATTCAGAGTTCGGATTACTTTATGTCGGCTGAAAAAGCTTTGGAATTGGGAATTATTGATGTAATTATTTAAACTATGGTAAATTTTTTCACGGCGGAAGAACTTGTAGAAAACTATGAGAAATTTCGTAAACTAATCAATCAAACCTTTACCGGTGAACGATTGGATGCTCTCAACAAAATGTACGACCATTTTGAGGAGCGTATGATTTATACCCCAGCATCTTCAACCGAGCATTTTCATAATGCTTTTCCTGGCGGATATGTAGACCACGTTCTTCGTGTGACTCGTAACGCTTTAAAGGTATATGATTTATATACTGAATTGGGTATGGGTATGAATGATTACACTCGTGAAAATTTAATCTTTACAGCACTTCACCACGACTTGGGTAAGTTAGGAACTCCATCTGAAGACCTATACATCAAGAATGATTCCGAGTGGCATGTAAAAAACCAAGGTAAGATTTATAAGTACAATCCAAATATCCATTGGATGTCTTTAAACGATAGAACTTTTTACAATCTAAACTACTTTGGTATTAAGTGTACGGAAGAGGAGTGGATTGGTATTAAACTTACCGATGGATTGTATGATGAAAATAACAAGGAGTATTTCATCAAGTTTGATAAAGACCAAGCAATCAAAACATCGCTTCCGTTTATTATGCATACGGCAGATTTGTTTGCTGCACGATTTGAGAATGAACGATGGATTAAAGAAATGCAACCACAAAAATCAACTCGTAGTGTAACGAATGGTAGACCTGCTATTAAAGCATCAAAATTATCTGATACCTTTCAGACGAGTGGTACGTTTACAACAACAAATGTGTTTGATGCTTTTAAAGATGTAATTGAGGATTAATATGATTTGGATTATTTTTATTTTATTGTCAGCGTGTGTAGCCCTTGGGTATGCTGTTAGAAATTTGTTAAAAAAGTATGAAGCCCTTGAAGCGGAGTTTGAAGATTTGACTGAAACGTATGAACAAGCCGAAGTTCAGTTGTCTGATATGGCTGGTCATATTGACAACGCTTTGGCTCGTATGAAGGATATTGATAAGATTGGTTCGTTTGAAGCTGATGATGAAACTGGCTATGTGTTTAAAGAAATGTATGAAATCGTACAACAATTAGAAGATTATTACAATGGCCAGAAAAGCGAAGAGTAAAAGATACTTCACCCAAATTACGGAAATGGCTATCAACGCCTATAACCGATGTGATGACCAACGATTAAAAAATAAAATCTATAATAGGTTTATTCACTATCCCTTTGATAAACTTGCAGAGAATGTAATTCACACCTACAAGACATATTACTTTGATGTTCCGTATGAAGATGTTAAGATGAATGTGGTTGCGTTTCTAAACGAGAAGATTCATAAGTTCAACGGAGATAATGGTCGGGCGTTTTCTTACTTTACGGTAATTGCACGAAACTATCTATTCAATGAGAACAATCAGAACTACGCGAGAATGAGGGCTCAGACCGATGTTGATTCTATTGATAATGAGCGTGATGTAGTCAACGAAACTTATATTGCACAAAATTTGGAGTTTCAATCTGACTTTATGGATTTCTTTGGAGATTATATGGATTTTCATATGAAGCGCTTGTTTCCCAAAGAACGAGACCAAAAAATTGCCGACTCTTTGAATGAGTTATTTAAACACCGAGATAATCTCTATTCCTACAACAAAAAGGCATTATACATACTTATTAGAGAAAGAACTGGAGTATCAACTCAATACATTACAAAGATTGTTGGTAGATACAAGGTAATTTACGCAGAATTATATTCTGATTATAGTAAGGGAACAATAAAAAACTTAAATCATCGTATAGAGGAATTCAATGCATAAGGATGATGAAATCTTTAAGGGTAAGACTTTTTCGGATTTGATGTCTGACATCTACAATAATTCAAAAAAGAAAGACCGACAAATTAAATTGTTAATTGCGCAACTTGAACCTATGGTAAAAAGTGTGGGCGATGCTGCTGCGGTAGTACCCCTGATTAAAGAATATTTGGATGTGTCGGTTAAAAACGATGATGCCCTAATTAAACTTGCAGCAATCGTTCAACGAATGATGAAAAATGAATCCGATGCTGAAGGTGGTGGATTATTACTTTCAGAGGATGAAAAGAAACAACTTATGCAAGCTATGGAAGAAGTTGAAAAAGACCTTCCTAAAGATGATGAGGATGATTTGTGATATTTGGTACGGTAGAAAATATAGTATTGGATGATAAAGACTCTGAAAAGTTATATAAAATTTATGTAGCAACTACCACAGGTCTTACAGGTAATACCATTGAAGCATATCCACTTGATATGACTTCTAAAAAGATTCCTGTTATTGGTGAACAAGTGATGGTGGTATTGGGTTCTAATGCTGATGCTAACTCTCAAAAAAGGTCATCAGTTAGAAATTATTATATTTCAACGGTTGGTATTCAATCAAATATAAACCATAACGCATTACCAAAGTTAAATCTAAAAACAGCATCTTCCCTTGGTAATTTAGATGGTGCTTTTGCTGGTGTGCCTGCTCAAACATCTACTCCTACACCACACGATTTTGGTAATGGGTTTGTTGAATTAAAAAACTTATCTCAATTACAACCCTACCTTGGTGATGTTATTTTTGAAGGTAGATTTGGTCAGTCAATTCGTTTTGGATATACTCCACGAAATACAAAAAGAACTAATAGTTTGGTAAGTGGTGCTACAATTGAACCAAGTTGGACATCACCACGACCTGAAGCTCCAATTACAATTATTAGAAATGGTGTTGGATTTTCTCGTGGATATAATAAATTTGTAGTTGAAGATATAAATCGTGATGACTCATCATTGTATTTAACATCACAGCAAAAACTACAAATTAAAACAAGACCATTTTCAGTTGGTGTATCTCCAAGTGGAATTTATCAAAACCCACAAGCGGTATTAAACTCTGACCGAGTTTTAATCAACTCAAAAAAAGATGGAGTTCTTATTAGTGGTGAAACGGGAGTTTATGTTTCTACTCCAAGTTGGAAAGCTGATATGGACAAGATGTTTACTCAAATAGATGAACTTAAAAAACAAGTTCAGGAAATAAACATTGTTTTAAGCCAGTTAGGGCCCGCTTTACAAAGTGCTGCAAATGGGGGTGGTCCTGTTCCAACATTAGTAGCTGTGGCTCCAACTATTATCACAAAAGCGGCTCAGATAAGCGGTAAGTTAGTTAAAATAACAACCGAACTACAATTGATGAAAAACTGATATTTATTACTATGGATACAAATAAACTATTTAAAGCAATTCAAATCATTGTCCAAGAGGAAGTGAAGAAGGAAGTGGCCAAGAGAGAAAAAGCCATTCGTGAATCTATTTTGAAAGAAATTAAATCAAAGCCAATTCAAAAATCAACTCCAAAGGTTGAGGCTGACCCATTAGAGGTAAGTCACATTTTTGAATCTCAAACACCAAAGAAAAAGTCTGGTCCAAAATTTGAGGGTAAATTTGCATCTCTACTTAATGAAACTGCTGATGGTGGTGAGTGGAGAAGTATTAATTCTGCTGGTGGTGCTTTCAACTCAAATCAAGCAATGGCTTGGGGTGCTATGAACCAAACCCCGAATGTTTTACAAACAGCAGAAGGTAGAGCGGTATCTGTTGAGCAACTACAACAAACCGACGCTGGTAAAGCGGTTGTAGATGCATTAACACGAGATTACTCCGGATTGATGAAGGCGATTAACGCCAAGAAAGGTAGATAATGGCTGTTCGTAAGGAATGGAAAATAAATCCAATTGATTTAAAAAAGAATATTGCCGTTGGTGTTAAATTACCATTTGGCGGTGCTGGTATTTTCCAATTATCTTACACTACTGAAGAACAAGCTATTTCTAATTTAAAAAATTTGGTATTAACTCGTAAGGGTGAACGACCATTCCAACCTCTTTTTGGAACCGATGTTTATTCTCTTTTGTTTGAACAAATGGGTGGTTTTATTGAAGATAATTTAAAATCATCTATCAAAGAAGATATAAATTTTTGGTTACCTTATATTTTATTAAGTGATGTTATTGTAGACGCTAATCCTGATTACAATAGAGTTAATATATCACTTAATTTTACAGTAACCGAAACTGGTGCAAACCAAACTATAACATTACAAGTAGACCAACAGGGTGGTCTAACTATTGCTTAAGGAATATAAATGGCTGATAAGGTAAATAAAGAAGTAAGTTTAATTGGTAGGGACTTTGGTGATTTCCGTAAGAACCTTATTGACTTTGCTAAAAATTACTTCCCCGAAACATACAATGATTTCAATGAATCATCTCCGGGTATGATGTTTATGGAAATGGCATCATATGTGGGTGATGTTCTTTCTTATTACACCGATGTTCAGTTAAGAGAATCTATTCTTGAACAAGCTCAAGAAAAGGGTAATGTATTTCTCATCTCTCAAGCAATGGGATATACACCCAAACTTAATGTTCCAGCTACAACGGTTTTAAGTGTTTACCAAATCGTTCCAGCACAAGGTAGTGGTGATAATGTTAGTCCTAATTTTGATTACTCTTTAAAAGTCAAAGAGGGTATGAAGGTCAACTCTGCTACAAATAATGAGATTCAGTTTTCAACAACTCAAAAAGTAGATTTTGCTTTTTCATCTTCATTTGACCCAACCGAAGTGACGGTTTATCAAATTAATGAAACCACATCCGAACCAACATATTACTTACTAAAAAAATATGTTAAAGCTGTTAGTGGTGAGGCTGTAACACAAGACTTTACTTTTACCTCTCCAAAGATTTACGACAAGATTCGTATTGAGGCTGAAAACTTAATTGATGTTGTAAGTATTGTTGATGATAATGGTGATACTTGGTATAAAGTTCCGTATTTGGCTCAAGACACTATTTTTGAACAAGTTCCTAATACATCTGCATATTCTTTGAATTACAATTTATACGCAGGAGAAACCCCATATCTTTTAAGATTAAAAAAAGTTCCAAAAAGATATACAACGCGTGTAGAAGAAGACGGTTCAATTACCATTCAGTTTGGTGCTGGTATTTCATCAAACGCTGATGAAGAAATCTTACCGAACCCAGATAATGTGGGTTCAGCACTTTACCCAGCAAGTGGTGACCTTGA